ACTAGCTTCACGGTTTGATCGTTGTCAGGCGTGATATCAGACGTGATCAACGGGGCGGGAACGATGAGCTACTGCCGATGGGCGTAGCGGAAGAAGAGTGTGATGCGATACTCCCTGAAGGGGCAGGTTACGCTCGTGCAGGAACTATTCCTGTGCCACCAGGGCCGAATCCGATCACGGTCGCTCGGGTAGGATAGGGCCGACACCTGCCCCTACAACCTCTCTGCCAGACCCCTGGCACGCTGCGGCCAATACCACAGAGAAACGGCTGACGAGCCCACAACGTTCTGCTGAGCATACAAGGCTGTCGCAGTTTTGTCAAGCGGTTCTGAGCGTCTCCCATTCTTGTTGGGTGAGCATCTCCCATTCTTGTTGGGTGAGCATCTCCCATTCTTGTTGGGTGAGCGTCTCCTGACCGAACCCGTTGGGTGAGCGTCTCCCGACCGAACCCGTTGGGTGAGCGTCTCCCGACCGAACCCTCTCCGGGCCGCTCGACCGCTCGGTCGGGAGACCTTCGCTGAACGTAGAAAGCTGAAAGCTGACCGCCGATAGCTGAAAGCTGATAGCTCTATTGTTGGGTGAGCGTCTCCCATTATTGTTGGGTGAGCGTCTCCTGACCGAACCCTCCGCCGGTCGGTGAGCCGGCCCTGACTGGGGGGAAACCTCTGAAATTTAGACTCCGCCTCACTCCTCCTTCCTCCACTCGAAACGCAAATCCAACTCCCGCCCGTACACCAGCTTCACCGCGCGCTGCACGAACCTGGCGTAGCGGTTCTCCAGGAAATCCAGGGCGTACCGATCGCGACCGGTGATCGTCAACACCTCCCCCTCCGCATCCACGTATGCCTCGGTGAGCTTCACGAGCCTGTCCCAGACCGCAGGATCAAGCTGCAAACTGAGTTCGCTCACAACATCTTCCCATCTATCATCCATTGTTCTTTGATCTTCTTGGTAGTTATTATTAGTGCCGTCCCGGGTATCAGGCCCCCTGTCCGCGTCATCTGGGCTATTGCCCCAGTCACCAGGCTCGGTGTCCCAGGCATCTGCCGAAGTGTCCAGGGCACCAGGGCTCTTCTTTGAACCCTCCGCCCGTGCCAGGAAGCGAGCATGATCCCGCTGTAGGGAGGGGCTTAGCCGGGCAACCTGCTCAGGCCGCAGCAAGGGGAGGGATTTTCGCACTCGAAAGACATAGATTGCGCCGCGAGTACCTTGCGCGCCGCGACTACCTTCCGCGCGGAGCACACGCACGAGTCTCTCGCGCTCCAGCACCTGCAGAGCGCCGGGCACGAAGCGTTCGCGTCCGTGGTCCCGTCGCACTCTGCCCCGCACCACGTGACGGGAATTGTCGGAATTGGTCAGCATGCGGCTCAAGCGTGATACCGAAGGCCAGGCAGTGTCCTTGCTGCCATAGCAAAAAGAGAGCAGCATCTGCCACAAGGCAAAAGCAGCCAGGCCCAGATAGGGCCTCCAGAAGTATTGGGCGTAATGGGGGATCATTACGAAACCCATGGAGAGACCGGCAGCATCGGAGTCCGTCCCCTGGCTCTTGTCGTTGTTCAGACACATGCTGACATTCCTCCGTTGGGTCCACGCACCAGACGCAGGGCGAACACACTTCGGCTACGCTCAGTGCAGGCGTGGGTTCGCCCCAACCACACGTAGCGTCACACGTAGGGGGAGACCCAGGCCAACACACGGGGTCGCCCCTACGACACGTAGCGTCATAGGTAGGGGCAGACCGGCGTGTCTGCCCCCTTCTTCACTGGGTGAGGAGCTTGCCCGCATGTTGGGCGAGGTCGGTCAGGAGACCTCCCTCATCGTGAGACCGTCGGTCAGGAGACCTCCCCCATCGTCAGGCCGTCGGTCAGGAGACCTCCCCCATCGTGAGACCGTCGGTCAGGAGACCTCTTCCATCGTGAGTTTGTCCCTGTTTGCCCACTCCTTCTCCTCGTCCTGGCAGATCTCGCACAAGCCAATCTCCTCCACCAACAGTCCACAGCGAGGGCAGCGGGGGGCAGACGTGCGATGTTGGCGCCAGCCATGACGCCGGCGAGGGATCATAGCGCGTACCAGATACATGCGAACCGTCTCACCCGCGCAGCCCAGACGCTCTCCGATGAGGCGTAAGGGAAGCTTCTCCTGGTGATAGAGCCTCGCCAACTCGCTCACCGGGACAGTCAAGCGAGCCACGGCACCCGCCGTCTCGCGAGCCGAGCGCCGAGGAACATCGTAGAGACGCATGTTGCGCAGCACGCACGACGGCGACACACCAAGCCGCCGGCCAATGGCACGCAGAGAAAGCTCCTCATCCCAATACAACCGCCAAAGCAGCTCTTCGTCTATATCAATCCGCTCTGTTGACACCCGTTTATCCTCTGCCAGAATAAGGTGGAACGCACTGGTTGTTGTAGGTGCGTTGCACCTGGCCGCTGTCGCTCTCCCCCGCCCCTCTTCGTACCATGGCCCCCTTCAGGCGTGGGCATCCCATCACCCGTACACCGCCACCACCACCGCCTGGGCAGGATTATGCTCATCGAACATCACCACCAGCACCAACGCCCCGGCAGTCATATCACCGTCAGCAATCTCCTTCGCCACCGGGATCCCCGCCACGTAAGCCGTCACCGTCCCGATCAGCTCAACTGTCGCTATCTTCGGAGGCCCAGCACTATAAGCCCTCACGATCCCACGCCGGATCTCAGCCCCAGCTAACCCTCGCATCGTCCACCATCCGTTCGCTGCTCACGACCCCATCCAGCCCCTCGTAGAACTCCTTCAGCCTCGCCCGGGCCCAGCCCTCCCAATCACCCGTCACCTCCGAGCTCACGTTGATAGCATCGATGGCCTCACGCGATTGCGACAACACCACCCGGCCAGCAGCACCCACGATCAGCAACTCGCAACCCATATCATCAGGCGTCGTCTCCGTCGCACTGTCCAACCCATCGATGGTGTGACCCTTCGTGTAGAAGACCCTGATCACTTCCGTCCCATCCGGCTCCGTCTCCACATCCAGGTACAGCGTGTCATCATCGATCATGTACCACTGCACCCAGTTAGGAGGATAATCCGGGTCACTCGAATCGTATGGCCACCACACTCGCGTCACCTGCACCAGACCCGTCAACGTAGACAGCGAATACTCCCGCTGACCATCCACGTCGTCAATCGTCCCCACCGCCCGACGCCTCACACGATAAGAGTACGTCGCCAACGCCCATTCAATAGCGTCCTCGATCTCCGCCGTCGAGAAGTACTCATTCGACGAGTCCTTCAACAGCGCCTCAATCGCATCCGTCATTGTCGCTAACGTGTACCCCATCTACCTCTCCCTTCCCCCCCGTTCCTTCCCACGAGGACCGAGGGCGGGCCTACCTCTCCCTTCCCCCCCGTTCCTTCCCACGGGGGGGACCGAGGGGGGGCCTACCTCTCCCTTCCCCCCCGTTCCCTCCCACGGGGGGGACTGAGGGGGGGACCATCTTGCACACCGCCAGACACACACCTGCGCACAGCACCACCCCAGCTATCACCAGGCCTACAATCAACCACAGCAGGCCATCTACCATCCCCACGTAAGCGCCCACCAGGTCAGACACCACTTTTCACCTATACCCCCAACTGTCCATGGCCACCACACCACCACGATCGTGCATCTCGTCTTCCAGGAGGAACTCCGACCCACTAACCGTAGGGGCAGACCGGCGTGTCTACCCACTACCCCTAGTACGTAGCAAAATCACTCAAAAACAGTCCCGCATACCCCAAGGGGTATCGCTCTTCCCCCCTGCCTGGCGGGGGGGGCCACGTCACACGAACAACACCGACACACTCATAGCCGTGCCAGTCACCGCAGCATACAGACCCTTACTCGCCACCACCGGAGACGGGAAGATAACCGACGCACTCGTGTTGGTCACCGCCGTCAGCTTCACCAGCACAGTACCACTCCCCGCACTAGCATTGTCGTAAATGATCACCGTCGCCGTATCTGAACCCGCAGCCAACACCACACCCCCCAGCATCGCCGGCGAAGCCTTCACAACCCCACTACTCTCCTTGGTCGAACTCGCAATCGCCATGGCTCACTTCCCTTTCTTGCCGGCAGCCTTCTTCTTCGAGGACGCGCTCCTGCTCTTCGAGGCGGCCTTCCCTCCAGACGTACCACCACCACCAGGGGGAGGCCCTGCCGGCACGAGCTTTTCCAACTCCGCGATCCGCGCCTCCATCTCCGCGATGATCCCCTCCACCATCTCTCGCAACTCCTGCAATTCACTACTCCCACCACCAGCCATCACTCACCTCCCTACTCCCTACTTCTGCGGTTCTCAAGGGCGACGCGCACCAGGGGGGTAACGCGCCGCCCTTTCTCCCGGAGACAGAGTCCCTCCACAGTCCTCCATCCCCAGCCGAGCCGATCCGCCGTCTAGCGTAGGGGCACACCAGCGTGTGTGCCCTTCCACCCTCCACTAAGATGTCACGCACGGACCCGCCCACCTCCCTACTCCCTACTCCCCATCATCCTGAGCCTGTCGAAGGACTCCCTACTCCCTCACTCAGTTATCCGTCCGGCTCAACTCTATCCACCGCGACCCATCGTAGATGAACATGATCGAGTCGTACTGCCCCATCACGAAGTCCCCTGCCATCGCAGCATCAACACTCTCCTGAATCGTGATGTTGTTGCTGCACGTGTTCATAAAGATTTGCAGGTCACCCTCCGTCCCGCTGAACGTCCCCACACACATGGTCACCCACTCGGCACACTCCAACTCCTGGTAAGTGCTCGCCGCCATCATGTCTTCACCGTTCGTGACCGAGTACACACTCCCGCACTGCAACTGGAAGAAATCAGCCACCTCCAGATCATCACCAACCAACACATCGCCAGTCGTGGTCAGATCCGTCGCTTCTATGTCCGCCGCCGACAGGTTAGAGAAGTGCGTAGTTCCCCACCCCGTGCTGGCAGTCAGAACCTCACCGCTACCACCCGTTGTCGAACGTCTCCCGACCGAGACCACTCCGCCCCGCAGCAGAACGGCACCGGCTACCACAACACACACCAGCGCCACCAGCAGGAACACTATCCAATTCGTGGACACCTTCTTGCTCTTGTCACTCACTCGTCACCTCCCTCTGTCATTCTCATACAGTCTCACCAATGACCAAACAACTTCCTACTTCCTACTTCCTACTCCCTACTCCCGCCCTCACCTCCCCAATGTAGCCTTGGTCCCACTGTAGATCCCGCAGGCCAACAGCCCCGCCACCGCTCCCAGGACAACGATCTCAAACCACGTCCCAAACCCTGGGTACAACTGGCTTACCTGAATCCCCACAGCGAACACTATCCCCATCCCAACCGCTGTTACCGGAGCATACCTACTCTCCAGCCCCAACGTTTGCTTCAACAACTCCACCAGTGCCACAATCAACGCTACCAGTGGCACCCCGCCGATCAGCAATTCTGGCATCCCAACGTCTCCTTTACTCACCTTTCTACCTCCAGGCAACTCCCGAGGCACTGGCTCCTCTCCCCGAGGAGGAGGAGTCACCGGCACATCCACCACCGTCACTGTCCTCGCCGGCCGAGTCTCCACCGGCGGCACATCCCCACCTCTCCCCTCCAGGCAACAATCCACCGCGTACCACACCGTGATCACCAAACACAACACGATCACCGTGATTATCACCCAAAACCACACCCGCTCACTCACCATACAACCCTCCGATCAAGCGGAGGAGGGGGATCTCCCCCCTACTCCCCTACTCCCTACTCCATTGTCGAAGGTCTCCTGACCGAGACCGTTGTCGAAGGTCTCCTGACCGAGACCGTTGTCGAAGGTCTCCTGACCGAGACTAAGCCACGTTGTTCTTATGCAGCGCGCGATAGTCACCTATCCCCACCGCATAGAAGAACCGCACCTTGATCCGCATCTCGTCATTCGTGAACATGCTCCCGACCACGTCGGAGTCAGCCACGAACATCTCAGGAGCCCGACCAAACCGGTACCCCACGCACACCCCAGGAAGATCCAACGGACTGGCACAAGCCGCCCAGTTGTTGGTATCAGTCCACTCAGGCACCGCTATCACCCGCGCACTGCCCTGCCGCACGTTGATGTCATTGTCACCGGTGCCAGGCTCCAGAGGAGAGTTGATGATCGTCAACGCCGTCTTCTCAAGCTCAATCGGAACCAACAGCGTAGCCGGCCGTACTCCCAGCCTCTTGCTGCTCGTCGCTTCCGTTTGCTTGAACATCGCCTGAATCACCGCATCCCAGGCAGTCGTGCTCAGCGCCGCCGTCAGCAGGTTATTGTGATCTGCATGGAACAACGCCTTGCTGTCACTCAGATCTGGACCGGTCCCTGTCTGAGCCGTGAACAAAGCCGAGATCGTCCCGCTCAACGTCCGAGCGGCAGCCAACCCCAACTTTTGAGGCAACTGTTTCACCGACCCCACGTTGTCGCGGTCTATCATCTCCAACGTGATCCCGACGTAGTTCCCCTTCTTCACGAAGTCACTCGTCTCTTCGTTGTCGCTCCAGGACTTCTCGGTGTACGCGTTGCCCTCTGTCACTGTGTCCAGATCCGCTATACCACCCAGCGTGATCCAGGTCACCTGGTTCAGCGTGTTGAAGTCCTCCTCGTACGCGATGGGAGCCCACCACTGAGGGCGAAGATTGTAGGACTTCAACAGCACCTTGTTCAACGCGTTCTTCACTACCGAGGTCATCGTGGACGTTGTCACGTTCGCAAACGTCACCCGATCCGGGTTGAACCGCCCATACATCTCGTGGTCCCCAGTCAACAGCAGGTACAACTCCCGGATCCCGCTCAGCCTCGGCAAATCCGAGTGTTCACTCGGAATTTCCAGTCCCATCAGACGGTCAAAAGCCATCTGCACCCGATCCAACGAATCCCACATGCCACGCATCCGCGGTTCTCCAAGGTCTCGCTGTTGTCGAAGGTCTCCCGACCGAGACCCATCACTCCCCGTCCCCATCCCTCGGATCACCGAACCCTCCTGCAGATCCGCCCACGCCTTCCGTATTGCCGCTACCTCCTTCTCCAGTTCACCACCCGTGAAGATGCTACCCTGGAACCGCTCCAGCAACAGCCCCGCCATCGCCGGGGGCAGGTCCGAATTCGCAGCCAACACCGAATCCAGCACCGCCGCACACTGTACCCGACGAAGCTCATCGATGCCGGCACCCTGAGCCGCCGCCATCACCAACGCCTCATGACGATCAGCCACAGCCAGCTCTTCCCTCGTGGGATGCCCTAGACCATCCCCACGCCCAGCCTCGCCAGCCGCCTCATCAGCCGCTAGACCACCATCTACCTCCAACCCATCCTCCATCTTTCGTCTTTCGTCTTTCTTCCCCATCTCGCTGTCACCTCCATGAC